TCCTTGAAGTCCTTGAGGTCCTTGAAGTCCTTGAGGTCCTTGAAGTCCTTGAGGTCCTTGAAGTCCTTGAGGTCCTTGAGGTCCTTGAAGTCCTTGAGGTCCTTGAGGTCTTTGGAATCCCTGAGGTCCTTGAGGTCCTTGAGGTCTTTGTAAATATTCAGAACCTGGATCTGTGATAATAATTCTTTTTACCCGTTTAGATTCATCTAATTCTGCATATCCTTTAGCACCTCTACCATTTTTACAATTATCTACAAATTTTACATAAGGAGGGGAAGAATACCCAGATCCAGGGCTTGTTAAATTAACTCCAATGATACCTCCAACTGAATCTATAACTGCATTTCCAGAAGCACCTGATCCACCTCCTCCAAAAATTTCAACTTTAGGTGCCCCACATTGTATGGAAAATGCTGGACAATTTGCAAATTCTAATCCCTTTAAATACTTATCACTCTCACTTTCTACTCCTATACCAGCATCATCAAATAGGTTTTGCAATCCTTCTGCTGGGGAATAATTAATAAAGCTACTAACATCTCCTATAAAATCTTTTGAAATATATCCTTCTCCACTCATATAATCATAGACATTCTTACAAGGAGATTCATCACAAATTAAAAATGAAATAAGTGTTTCTGTAATTTGTACACCAGTACTAACTATAGATCCAATATCTGAAACTACTCCAAATTCATTTGACAATTCATCTAATGATGGACCTATTGCACTTGAAACTTCATTAGCTGCAGTTGTTAATAGACTTCCAACCAGTGCTTCTACTGCACAAAAAGGAGCAGAAACTATTTGCCCTATCAAATTCATTAGAAAGTTAAAAACAAAATCTTTAACTTTCTTTAATATATTTCTAAACAAACATTTAATACCATCTATAATTTCTACCCCTAATATTTTTTTAGCTAACTCAACTGGTGCTGGTAGTTTAATTTGATTAAACCATTCTTCAATTTTAAGGTAAATATGATTAATAATATTATTTCTCCATATTTTAATTTCTTTTTGAATAGAATCACTAATAACTAGTGCAACTTTTTCAACTTCTTGATCTATATTAGTCATTCTATTCAAAACTGGATTTACGAATCCAGTTTGAACTTGCTTAACTGTGTTTAAAACTTTTATAAATTTTACTAAGGCCTGAGTAATAGTTGATAAATTATCTTGAGTTCCTTCACAAGTTCCTGGAATAGATGTTCTTTCATTACTATTGTCAAGTACATATGTAGCTTGACACATAGCCCTATCTGTTCCTATTCCACCAGCAACAGATGCAGGTTGTGCTGATGCAAATGTTGCTGCTTTGTCGACAATTCCAATATTATTTGGACTAACTATTGCTCCTGTCTTTTGTTTGAATAAATTAAAATTTTGTGTACCAAATTCAAAATCATTCAAATACTCAGTAGAAGCACCTCTATATAATCCTCCTACTATTATTGGTTGTTGTGCATCATCACCATCAGCAAAAAATCCAAAGACTAACTCAGATCCCCTTACTGTATTGCCTGCATAACATCCCCCAGCACCAGTTCCCATATTCAAAGGAACTAAAACATGTGCCCAAGGCAAATCCTTATCTTCTATTTGATCTCCAGGATGGTATCCAAATATTCTAACTTTAACTCTATAAGAATAACCATCAGTATTATTATCTGGTTGTTGGTTACTAACCATACCAATAAACCATTTAAATCCATCTCTTCCTATAAAGTTTGGATTAATTAGCGACTGTTCAAACATCATAGGTCGTGTATCCTACATTCAGGAGCGTTTGGATTCTTGTCACAATACATCTCTAAGTATGTAGGGCAATCATTTATTTCTGGATGGTTTAGATGATAAGAATCTAACAAATCTAACATATCCTTTAAATGCCTTCTACGTTGTTTATTAATTTCTGGATTGTCCAACTCAGATATAATGTTTTGTATTTGCTTATTAATTGGTGTTTGATAAGTTTCCATAGGAATCTCTAATTAATTTTAGTCCAGTATGTCCAAGATTTCCATCAAATTGATGACATAATTCTTTAATCAAATAAAATCCAGATCTAATATCATCTGTCAACCCTTTCTCACTTTCTGTCAATGTAATATTTCCAAGTTGTAATTCTATAACATCCCCAACTGTCAAATTTAAATTTAGTGGCACTGTTATATTTAACAACTGACTAAATGCTAAATTATATCTAGTTACTGATTGTGATTGATATTTAATTCTATCATCTGTAAATTTTTTATCTGTTGGATCAGAAAATCCAGGTTTAGTTACAATATTATCTATCAATTTCACCATCATCCTTGATGGATAATTTTCCAACTCAAGATTATCTATAAGAACTTTAGGATATTTATTTTCTCTAGATGAATGACTGAATATATTATAATTTTCACTGGAATACATTCCTATTCTCATATTTTCTATAACATTCACATTCTTTTCAAACACTGGGGAATGAACAATTCTAGTATTATCTGCAGAATCTCCTATCTCTTCTTTAATTGAATTGTGATATGTTTCTACTGGCGAAGAAGATAATAAAGTATCTAAACTTTTAAAATTATATCCATTTTTATTTTCATAGAATAAAAATCCTGCTGTTCCAGAAACAGGTCCAGACTTGGATGATGATTCAGGTATTGCCTTGGGGCATAACCATGTCAATACAGTAAAAGGTCTTTTAGAATTGCCATAAAAGGTATAACTATTACTTGTAGGATCTATGTTTTTATTTTTAGTAGTTCGTAAAACTTCAGTTAATATTTTATCAACTGATATACTTATTTTTAAATCACTTTCGGATTCTTTTTCTGGGTATCTTTTAAAGACTCTAGTAGTTTCATTTTTAAATAAATCTACTGGTGCCAAATCTATTTGAAAAACTTCTTTGTTATATTGTGCAAATGAATTGCTTATTTTATACACATAGTATTGATTGTTTTCATTTAAATCTATAGATTGACCTGTTGCCAACTGATTAATTTTTAAAGATACTCTTTCTGCTCCACGTATTCCAAACTTTTTATTTTCTGATACAAAAGATGACAAAGCACCTTCAGTATCAGTAACCAATAAACTTAAGAATATAGATGGGGAAAACAAATCTTCAAAATAATTAACACTTACAACACCTCTAGTTAAATTAAAAACTGTTTTGCCATCAAGAGATTCTATTAAAAATTCTTCAACTTTATAATTTTTATATGATACTGCCATTATCCTACTGAATTAAGAAGTATTTTCTTATAATAAGTATTTAACGCCTGCTCTTGATTAATACCTGAAATCATGATTCCACCTCCACCAGAACCATTAAAGGAACTTTGCTTTGTTATTACTGGGTATGGAACATTAATTACTTGTGGTTGATATAAAGGTGTTGTGGTTTGACTGATAATATTATCTTTACGATCTACTGTAATAGTTTCATCAACATCTGAACTTCCTAAAGTTTGAAATGTTTGTTGTCTTTCTGCTGTTGCAGCTGCAGCATTTTGTCCAATTGATTTTAGCTGATCTGCAGTACTAGGTCTTCCATTGGAACTTTGTCTCTGAGAAGGTTGTGGTTGCTTAACTTTTACATTGCCCCCAAATCTAAAAATTTTAGGTGCTACTGCAGTAGGATCAATTCTTCCAGATCCATTTTCATATTCAAAATGAAGGTGAGGGCCTGTAGAATTTCCAGATCCAGGAGCACCAGCGGCACCTCCAACTTTTCCTATTACTTGCCCTGGAGATACTTGTGTTCCTGCAGCAACATTTATTTGACTCAGGTGTGCATATCTACTTATAGATCCATCTGGATGTCGAATTTCAACAACTGCCCCCCATCCACTAGGTTCATAATTCATATCTGCAACAGTGACTACTCCTGGTTGTATAATACTAATTGGGGTTCCAACTGGTCTATTATAATCATTACCTTGATGTTGTCTCCCTCCCCTTGGACCAAATCGTGAATTTGGTTCTCCTGGGGTTTCACCTCCAGTTGCTTCCAAATCTTGAAGATTCTCTCCAGTATCTAATCCTTTATTTCCAGTTTTAATGGCACCAGATTGTTCTCCCAACATTCCCATGCCACCTTTAAATCCTTTAACAAATTGTTCAAATTTATCAACACATTTTTCATACCTATCTAAGGTTTTTCTAAAAGTTAATCCTCCCCTAGATTCTTTTTTCTTTTCTACTAATTTCTTTTGTTCTTCTGTTTGTTTTTTTAATTTATCTTGCCCCTTTCTCCCCAAGAAAGTTCCATCAAAAGCACCAAACTCTCTTGCCAAATCTATGCCAAGTGCTGCCCAACCAACAACAGGTATGGCACTAACTGCAGATAAGATACCTCCAACAACATCACCTTGATTAAATCTATAAGCAGATAATCCTATATTAACAGCTGCTCCTAAAAGAGGTATTGCTCTTGCACCAACTCCTGCTGCTTTTGCTACAGCAGTTCCCCCTGCTCTAGTTGATGCTTGTGCAGCACCACCTCCACCTCTGGTTGCTATTCTTTCTGCAATATTACCAACACTAAATCTACCTCCTGTAGCAAGTCTAGCTCTGTCGCCTATGTTAGCAGATCCTTGAATTAATCTTTGGTTAGATGCTGCAAATCTACTTGAACTTCCACCAGCAGCTTTTTGTGCCCATTTGGGAAGGTTTCTTTGTGCCTGCATACCTGCATATGCTTGACCAGATTTTGTTTGTGAATATGGTGTCCCTACAAATTTTCCACCAGGAGCAGCAGGAGCAGCAGGAGCAGCAGGAGCACCTTTACCCCCCCTACTCATCAACATACCAAGTCCACCCAATCCTAATCCACCTAATGCTCCCACAGTAAGTAGGGTTGATCCTATTCCCTTTGCCCAATCCCCCTTTTTAAAATTTTCAAATGCTCCCAGTGCAGATAAACCAGCAAATGTTTTTAAAGCATCTCCTCCAGGAGAAAAAAATTCACCTACATATTTTTTTATCTCAGGTGGGTTTAATTTGGTTTGTTTTTTTCTAAGGGTTCTTTTTTCGTTTGCTTTATTAAGGGAATCTAGTTTTCTTTTATACCTATCTAATACAGTTACTTGAGTTTTCTTTTGATAAGTTCTGGTTTCAAATATTTTTTTTAATTTTGCTGATGATTTTTTTGATTCCTCAGAAACCAAAACGAGCGCACTTACTCTAGTGATAGTAGGTTCTACTCTTGATATAGGTTTTGGTTTGTTAAGAAGAAGTTGAGGATCCATTTATCAAACAATTTGATATGTTAATTTTGAATAGAATGATAAGAAATTTCCTGCATAGAATGTATCCACTGCAGGAATATCTTGGTCATTACCATCAACACCTGACATACTAGTAGATTCAGTTGAAGTTACTGGGATTAAATTGATTATTGGACTTACATTTGATGAAGAATACCCACCTATAGAAGGATATGTTTCTCCTGGTGGAGCTGGGAGCACTGGTGCTGGTGGAGAACCAGTAGGAGTAACTCCAGAATACAATCTCATCACATCTCTAGCATATTGCAATCTTCTGGAATCCATAGCTTCAGATTCTCCAGGCCTTTCATAATCAGTTCTTACTAATTTTGTTTTTGCTTCAAGACCAGCAGTTCTCTTCAATCTTTCCAATCCAAGTCCACCTTTTCCAGTAACAAATTCATAATAAACATATTGAAGTTGAGTTTCACGTTTGTTTGGATCCAATCCTTTACTCGCTGCAAAAGATTCTAAACCTGCCCACCTATTAGCATCCCACTGTGCTATACCTTTCATTCCTATACTGTTAGTCAAAGTTGGATCCATGGATCTATTTTCTTGCAAAAGATTTCCAACTATTGCAGCAGAATCTTCATTTGACAATCCTTTACTTTTAAAATATGTAAATGCTTGTTGGGATGCAGTAGATCCTGAAAAATTTCCTGAAGTATCTGTTGGGGTAATCCTTGAGTTAGATCCTCCACCTCCAGCAGATCCTTGAGATTTTGCACTATCTTCTTTCTGTTTCTTCAGTAAGAAATCAAGTGCTTCTTCAAATTTTTTATTCAATTGTTCGAATTTTTTTAGATCATCTTGAGGAATAGGAACTAATGAACTTGATGCAACTGATGCTTTTTGCTCTTGTGTCAGTTCTTCTAATCTTTGTTCAGTAGCATCTCCTTGATTTTGATTGCCAAGTAACTGACTTCCAAGTGTCAATCCTCCAGCTAAAAGAGCTGCCTTGCCAAAAAACTTTCCTGGAGACCCTGAAGGTCTAGTTGGTATTGCTGGTCCAGGTAAAGGAGCTCCTCTAGGAATTGCTCTGGGAAACAAACTACCTAAAACCCTTTTTCCTAATTGTTTTAATATTAATCCAATAACTTTAGGAACAACATAAACAGATACTAATGCTAATAGAGGTCCTACAATTTTAGATATATCTCCAGACAAAATTGCTTCAAACAAATTAAGTAACGACAGTGCTCCTAATGTTTTTAATGGTCCAGAGTTACTAAAAAATGATCCTACATATTTTTTAACATCAAACCCAGCACCTGTTTTTTTATCTGCTATTTCTTTTTTCCCAAATAATCTTCCCCTATTTGCAATTCTTTTTCTATATTCTTCTACTTCTTTTTTATTTTGATCCTTACTTATTTTATAATCTTCTTGAATGACTTCTACAATTCTATCTAAATTGTTTTTAGTTTGCTCAAGGTTTAAAGTAATCTTACCTAAATTAGTAATTAAACCTTGAGATGCTGATATTGTCTCTTCTAAATTTTGTTGTTGAGGATTACTTGATATTCTTTGTACGAGTTCATTGGGAATACTTCTTCTAGGCCTTATGTTTAATCCTTTAGTAAAAGAAGGCACTCCAAAGGATCCAAATCTTATTCCAGGACTTGTTCCAATAAATCTTAGTGCCCTTTCTTTTAGATTCATTTACTTGCTCTTTGTGCCTTTTCTTCCTCTTGTTTAATATGATTCTCTAATAATAACAAATAGATTTCCCTTTCCCAAGGCATCATATTTTCAATCTCAGTCAAAGAGTATTTATGATACTGCATCAAGGCAAAATTAGTTCTGTAATAAGATTCTAAATTTTCATGACCAAGGATTATCCGAAAAAACTTGAAAGCCCCTCAAGAACTATTTCATTTTCAACACCAGTTTTAGGATTTTTCACTTTGAATTTATGTGAAAGTTTAGGCATTGTTTCAAAGAATGATTCAATCTTTCTAAACTGATTAGAATCAAATGTTTGAAGCCAATCAACTAATTCTTTTTTAGTTACATCAGATCCTGACCAAGAATCTTCTGCAGTGAATACCATATCAATACAAGATGCAACTATTTCAAATGACTTATTAATGGTTGCTTTACTATCCAACTTAGAAGAAAAGTCAAAGTTGTTATCAATAAATTCTTGTAAAGAAGGATACTTCATTTTAATTGTAATAGTATCATCTACTTTAATTTCAGATTGATGTTCTTCTGGAATAAGAACTTGAATATCATCAATGAAAACTTTAACATTTACTTGGGTTTCTCCATCATCAGGACAGGTAACAATAAGATCTACTGATTCTCCAACAGATTTAGATCTAATGTTCAAGAATAGATATTCAATATCAAAACTTGGAAGAGTATCTATCTTGATTCCTCTAGTCAGGATACAATCTTTTAAGATATTTTTAACTGCATTAGTAATTTCTTTTGTATCCTCACTTTCCATAGCAAGGATAAGAACTTTTTCCTCTCCTACTAAAAATGGTCTATACTTAATTGGTTTTTTATTTGAAGGTAAAATCAACTCATAGGTTGGAGTTGCAACTTTAGGTAAAGGCATTTTGAAATATACAATTCAGGTTTAGTTATTTATTATCTATTGGGGTTGTTGTCTAAAATAATCAGCAGCTTCTTGTACTGCTATTGGTATATTTGTATATCTGTTAGATTCATTTAATATAGTTTCTATTCTATCTTCTCCAGGTCCTATGCTTCCTGTAGCTGCTTGATCAGGCTCATTAATTATTCTACCATCTGATCTGGCAAAAGAATATACATCATAATTAAATGTTACAGTAGTTCTTAATACTGAATTCTGATCATAAGAAACTGGGACTGATATGATATTTATTGGATATGCATTTTTCAATGTGTAGATACAATTACTAGAAGGCATTCTATACACTCCTCCCTTAACTAATCTTTGTCCTTTGTCTCTAAAATCACGTTCAAATTTAGTAATTATAACATCAGTTTCATATCCCCCACCAGATTGATTTTTTGGATAGTTAAATTTAACATAAGAATCTGTACTACCATCCTTTCCTTTATTGGGAGATATAGCACCCATCCAACTTTCAAAAAATCTTAAAACCTTATAATCTCCATCAACATAAAAACTAACATCCACAGGAGGATAGACTCTTTTAATTGGATATTGCTCAGTAATTCCTTGTCTGTCTCCAAAGACTTGTCCAGTCTCATACGAAGTTCCTGGAAGAACTGCCTCATATGCCAAAAAATTTATATCATTTTCAGCATCAGTGTTTATATTATCAAAACTTGCATTAATAAAAACATCAAAATAATTAGATAATGATGGTTTAAATCTATCTTTGATAGTATCACTATCATAATACAATTTTTTGTAGTTTATGTTAGCAGACATCTAAATACTTTGAAGTGCCTATATTATATGTATGAGCTATAAGGGAATATACAAACCTTCTTACCCAGAAAAATATTTAGGAGATTTTAAAAACATTGTATACAGATCATTATGGGAAAGAAAATTTATGGTATACTGTGACACTAATGAAAATATTTTAAAATGGGCATCAGAAGAAATTTATATTCCATATATTTCACCACTGGATAATAGAATACACAAATATTTTCCTGATTTTTATATTAAATATAAGGATACAAATAATAACATTAAAGAAAGTTTGGTTGAAATAAAACCTAAACGTCAAGTGAATGGTCCAAATTTAAATAAAAGAGTAACTAAAAAGCAAATGTATGAGACTTTAGAGTTTGCTAAGAACCAAGCAAAATGGAAAGCAGCAGAAGAATTTTGTGAGGATAGAAGATGGTCATTCCAAATCTTAACGGAGGACAATCTTGGCATATAAAACTATCTTTGAACAAATAAAAGAAGAGTCTGGTGGAAGAAGTCAGTCAAGAGATTGGTATAGAAATAAACTATTTCAAAAAAGTCCTGGTGATATTATAACTGATGAAAGGTCTGATGAAATAGGGGATGAATTAAAAAGGGATAGAAATATAACTACATCCTTTCCTAGATTATTCAATCTAATGTTTTATCAATACAAAGCAAAGACAAGAAGAGACTTACCTTTCTATGATAAGTATCCTTTAGCATTTGTTTTAGAAACAGATGCAAGGTCATTCTTTGCGGTGAACTTACATTACTATTCTCCAGAAGAAAGAATGGGGCTTGCTATGACTTTAGAGGCAGATAGAATTCCAAAGTTTCGAAAGGGAGCACATAAATACTTATTATCAGAGGTAAGAAGTCCTTACTTGATATTAGCACAACAAGAATGGCAAACTATGTGTCTATTACCAGTAGAAGAATTTGTAAGGGACTTAGGTGGGGTAGAGATACCAATTCCTTCAACCAAAGTGTGGGGTAGATAAGAATGACAACTAAACCCATTCAATCTGGGAAAAATACTTATAATTTAAATCTAGATACTGGAGAAGTATTTACAAAAGATACCCCACCAATTTTACTATTTACTGTAGACAAATCAACTGGCAAAACAACCACAAATCCCAACATTAGTTTAGGGGATTATTTTGTGGGAAATGAATTTAGAAATTCAATTTCTGGTGTAAAAAATGCATTAAATATAACTTCTGGAACACAACCACCTCCTCCAAATAGACCTCAAGGAGCACAAGGAGAACCAGGAGTAGGAGATGATGGAGCAAACCAAGGAAATAACGATCCAAAACCAGACCCAAATGTAAGTCCAGGTTTTAATAACCTAGGAGATATTGCTAAAGATTTTGATCCACTTAATTTTAACAACATAAAGCAATATCTTACATATCCAGAATCTATGAATGATGGACAAGATAGAATTGAATTTACTCAATACAAATATGTTGCAACATCTATTGTAAAAGATACTATAAGATCAACTGCACAATCTTTTGCAAATAGAAATAACGAATTGCGAAAAACAAAAATTGAAGGATTAGTAACATTACCAATACCAAATCAAATAGCAGAAACCAATCAAACTGGATGGGGGGAATCTTCTTTATCTACCATAGGAGCATTTGCTATGGGAAAACTTGGTGGAGCAAGTCTAGATTTTTCCAGATTTGAAGTAGGTTCTGCTTTTAATAAAGTCACAACATTGTTTGGAGAATTAGGAACATCACCAGTTGTAGACAGAGCAAGAAGTTTTGTAGCAGCAAAACTTGCAGCACAAATTATTTCAAGTGCTGGAGTTACTATGGATCCTGAAGCATACATAAACAGAGTAACAGGAGCAGCAATCAATCCAAATCTAGAGTTGCTATTCAATGGTCCAAAATTGAGACCATTTTCATTTTCATTTAAAATGACAGCAAGAAGTCAAAGAGAAGCAAAAAATATTAGAGCGATAATTAAATTTTTTAAAGCAGGAATGGCACCTCAAAGATCTAAAAAAAATAATCTATCATTGTATTTGGGATCTCCAAATGTTTTCCAAGTAGAATATAAATCCAATAAAGTAGATAATTTAGATGGAATTGGTAGAATTAAAATGTGCGCTCTGCAATCATGTGCAATAAACTATACCCCTGATGGTGCTTATGCTGTCTATGATGATGATTTAGTTGGGTCACAACCAATAGCAATAGAAATGCAACTTCAATTAATTGAAATAACTCCTGTCTTTGCTGATGAATATAACCTCAATGATGTCAATGGAATACCAATAGGACCAGATAAATCTGACAATTTTGTAATAGAACCAGAATCTAGTCCTTCATCTAGTCCCTCAGGGACACGTAATTATGTTCTAGGTGCTGCTCAAGGACCAACTCGAAACGGAACGTCACTTGATACTGATCAAGCTGTTCAACAGGCATTTATAGCTGCTGGATCAACAACACCACCAAGACCATAATCCATCATGACATACTTCAGACAAGTATCAGACTTACTGTATCAGTCTCAATTATCAAACAGAAACTCTTCTAGTGATTATATAAGAGTTAAAAATTTATTCAGAAGAGTAAAAATAAGAGAAGACCTTTATAAGTATTTTACTACCTTTACCAAATATAAAATAACTGGCGAACAAAGACCAGAACAAGTGGCAGAAAACTATTATGGTAGCCCAGAATTTGATTGGGTAGTTTTAATCTCTAATAATATTATTAATGTAAGAACTGAGTGGCCACTATCAGACAGTGAGTTAGAAGAATTTTTGTTTAGAAAGTATACAGAAACTGAACTAACTGAAGTTCATCATTATGAAACTACAACAATATATGATAGTAGAGGAAAATTAATTGTGCCTTTTGGTAAAGAAGTTGATGAAGATTTTACAGTATCTTATTTTGAACCAGATGGAAACATAATGATTACAGTAAATCCAGTAGCTGCAATTACTAATTATGAATATGAAACTAAAAAAAATGACAATAAAAGAAATATTAATTTACTAGAAACTAGATTCTTACAATCAGTAATAAATGATATGAAACAAATTATGTCTTATGGGTTCTCTTCTCAGTATGTTGATAACAATACAAAAAAGGGAGAGAATCTAACAGTTTTAAGTCTTAGATAATTTTAACCCTTTATTCCAAGGAATTCTTCCTTTACATGATTCACTAATCTTTTTTCTAACTTCTGGTCTTTTAGTTGGATTTTTATCCCCAGATAATTTTCCTCTTGCTCTTAAACCTTTTTCTATATCTGACTGTCTTCTTTTTTTAGTCATAGTTTTTGGGATCCCTTTATTTGCCTCTGATATTTTTCTTTTATGAGATTCTGATAAAGGTTTTCCAAGTCTTCCCTTTCTTCTGTTTTGAATATCTTGTTCAGTCATTATTTTACCAGAACACCCATCACCACCATTAGTTTTATTACGAAGAATACCTGTTCCCAAATCTTTTCTGCCAAATACAAAAATCATATAGATTTCGTGATTGAATGCTTGTTCTTCTGTAAGATTTGTTTTTAAGAAAAGGATTCTTTCTTTTACTGGTGGATAAAACCCATTATGTTTTAAAAAAGCTCTCCTTCCCTTACCTTTACCTATGTAATAAGGTGTTCCATCTTTACGCAAATATGCGTAAGTATAGTATTCCATCTACTTCTAAATTAAGGTCGCACTATTATTTATAATAAAATAGGGTGGATTTCTCCACCCTTCTCTAAAAGTGCGACCTTATTAGAGTATTACTATTTATTCCATAGCAAGTCTTTCAAAATATTTAAGTGTATCTGTATCATCTTCATCATCACTGGAAGATGAAGAACCAAACTTAGGAAGGTCTACATCTTTAGATGAAGGTTCAAAAGATGCCTCCTCATCTTCAAATGATTCATCAACCTTTACTGGTTTTTGTCCAAGAACTGCTTTCAAACGAGTATCAAGTTGTTCATAGGACTTAAATGAATCTGGTTTAACAAACTCTTCAAGAGAATAAGCTTTCTTCCAAATTGCTTCTAGAGCATCATCACTAAAATTACCTAGGACACCTGGAGAATCAAATTCAGATTTATCATAATTCCAGTATCCATCTTTCTTGGTAATTTTAATCTTGAAGTTTGCACCTTGCCAAAAATCAAATGGATCAATTGGTGTTTCATCATCAAACTCAGGTTGCATAGCAGCAGAGATCTTATCAAAGATCTTTTTACCATACTTAAAGAGGAAAACTTTTCCTTCATTCTCTGGATGTGCTTTATCACTTACAACATAAACATTTGAGTAGTAAGAAAGTTTGCGCTTCCTTTGACGAACAATTTCTTGATTTGCTTTACTGCCTGTATTCCACAGTTCACGATTTGCATCACACACAGGGCAACTTTGATTAACAGTTGTCAGACAATTATCAATCAACCACCCCCCTGTTCCTTGGAATGCATGAGTATAAACTTTAGCCCAAGGAATTTCTTCTCCTTCTGGAGCTGGTAGAAAACGAATTACAGCAAACCCATTACCTGCCTTATCTACTTCTGGTTTAAAGAGTCTTTCATCAGTACCTGAACTAGTAGTATTAAGTTTTTCAACTTCCTTTACTAGTTTAGAAGTAAGGGATCCAAGTTGAGATTGCTTTTTAAGATTTTGAAATGACATTGGATGTTTAAGATTTATAGGATAGTGTTGGATTTCCAACTATTGTAGTATAGCACCTAAGGGACTACCTGTCAATGTTGGAGGTTTTCTTTAAATTTTTTATGGTCATTTTCATAGATCTAAAAATAGAATGAATATCCATATCTCCAAATCCCAATAGCTTAGATGACTCTTTTATTTGATTCTTCATCTCAACAGCTTTAGGATCATCAGATAAACTTAATCTGGTGTAAAGGAGTTGTTGCTTTTCCAAAAGATCAGAAAGAAGATTGACATGCTCATCACGTTCTTCTTTAGACATCAATGGAAATTTAAGTACATCTTTGGCAATCTTTAGTTGCATATTATAAATATCTTCTAATTCTTGTTTAACTATTTCTGAATCGAAGAATGACATTTTATGCTCCTTGTATAATTTCTTTTAATTTTTTCTTATATTCTTTTACATCAATATTTAGAAAGGGGGTATACTTGTATATTTTTAGTGAGACCATTTCCCATATTGGATCTAAAAGTTGGGTGTCAAATTTGTTCCTGAACAGGAATATTTTATCCCAAATGACTAGTGTTTCTATACTAATTTTCCCACTCAGGAACATTTTAAGAATGGGAGGATGTTGCCTTGAACAATCAAATAACTCTTCTAAGTTGCTTGAAGACAACATCTCTTCTGATTGTTGAGCAAACAAATACTTTAAACTCTGTTGCTTTTTTATCCATTCTTTATGATAAATATCACCAGCTCTTATGATATTACCAATCCATAAGCTTGATGGATCATCTGCCTCTACAAAGTTAGCAACAAAAAAATCTTTAATAGACTGATCATCTTTTTGTCTTGATAACTTTTCAAACCAATATCTATCTTTTCTTTTATTAAATGATTCTATTGATGCCCTTGACTTACCTGCATATTTAAAATAATCATACTTAAGTTTACTAAAATGATTCTTCAGTGCAATGTATGTTTTGTAGGCATCAAATGGTGTCATATTAAAAGTTTTGCTCTAGAGGTTCTCTTTAAAAAGTTTAAGTTAATAGCATCACACTTAAGTTTTTCTTTAAGTGGTTTGCTAATTAATTTAGAAATAGAATCGACTTCCAAATTATTTTGTTCACAATAAAACACTATAGCATCAATATAATTCATGTTATCATTTTGTTTAACTATGTCTTCTATGATCTTAGAGAACTTAGTTTGACATAAAAACTTTGAATGCAGTGCAGATTCTAATTTACTTTCCATATTGTTCTAACTTAAAGTTTATAAAATTTTTAATGTATGAGTATAATAATTTGATGTATTTTGATTTGTCATATTCTTCATAAACTACACAATCTCCATCTTCACAAGCCATTAAAATAACTAATTTTTTAACAGAAACTCCAGTTAGTTCATAAAACATGCAGGCATATGCTGCTGCCTGAACAAAATAATGTTCAATCCAATCTCTTGGTTTTTCTTTCTTTGAGGTTTTAAAGTCAATTACTGAAAGTTCTCCATTGTATTCAGCAATACAGTCTACAGTTCCAGCAATACCAAGAATTTTACTGTAGAGAGAACTTTCTAATGCATAGATATTATTTATCTTATTAATTTC